TGCTCGCAGCCAGCGCCCATCTGGTCGGTAGTGATAACGAGTACATCTGGCACCTATCCAAGTTTGGGGACACCACCAGTGTCACGGCCCAGCTCCGGACGCTTCGGTTCCTGGGCCTGGATGTGGAGTTCACTCAGGAGGGCAATCCGGAGATGATTGCGGAGGCCATCTCTCGGGGATCGGCGGTCCTGGTTGGTTGGTACGACAAAGGTGATCTGACACGGGGCGAACCCCCAATGTGCGGTGGCCCTGCCTGCGGTCACTGGTCAGTGATCACAGGCGTGCAGGGCAAGCACAGCCCAGTTG